CACTGCCATATCTCGTTTGCAAAAGAAGCTGACAATGATTCGGCTTTTTTTCAAGTACCTATGTTAGGAGCAAGTCAATGAATGAATTAAAAGTAGCAGCAGGTTCATGGGCTAGAGCCTTTTTGGTAGCAGTTATCTCTATGGCAGCAGCTGGGGTCACAGATCCTAAAGCTCTCATTGCAGCAGGTATCGCATCGATTTTGCCACCGGTGCTTCGCTACCTCAACGCAAATGATCCAGCCATGGGAATCAAAAAGTGACGCAAGATAATTTCTTCCAGATCTATTTAGCGACCTTGGCAACCATTGGCGGTCTATCAGGCTTTGTCATTACACACCTTTTGTCTGAAATTAAAAGACTCAATGGGCGTGTCGATGAGATTTATAATCTTTTACTAGAGCGATAATTTTGACATGGCAAAAAAAAGGGTTATAGATCTTGACACCTATAGCGCGTTAGATGTATGGGCTATTGGCCTTCAAGAAATGTATAGAGCTTTACGCAGAGCAGGCTTTGATGTCGATCTAGCACTAGCCATCATTGTTGAGCCTATGGCTTATCCTCGCTGGATTTTGCCAGAGCCAGTTGAAGCTGAGAAGTTTGGCGATTACGAAGATGAGGATGACGATTAAGCGAATCGTTGTCGTATCGGACCTGCAAGTTCCATACCATGACAGGGTTGCAACCCGTAACCTTGCAAGTTTCATCACAAAGTTTAAGCCAGATCAAGTAGTCACAATAGGCGATGAGATTGACCTACCACAGATTAGCAAGTGGGAAGAAGGTCGCATGGGCAGTTATGCCCAGACCCTAGATGATGATCGTAACGAGGCTGTGCAGCTTCTCTGGGATTTAGGCGTCACAGATTGCATCCGTAGTAATCACACAGATCGTCTATATAACATCATCATGGCTAAAGTGCCTGCCTTCGGTGCATTGCCAGAGCTTCGCTTTGAGAAGTTCATGAAGTTCGATGAGTTAGGCATTACCTTTCACAAGAACCCTATGGCTATCGCTCCTAACTGGATTGCAGTGCATGGAGATCACACACCTATTAAGCCACAAGGGGGTCTATCAGCCCTAGAAGCGGCTCGTAGGCATGGTAAGAATGTTATCTCAGGACATACACACAGAGCAGGGCGTTCGGCCTTTTCAGAGGCCTCTGGGGGCCGTATAGGGCGTGTCCTGCATGGTGTTGAGGTAGGCAATCTCATGGACTTTAAGCAGGCTGCTTACACGAAGGGCGTAGCGAACTGGCAGCAAGCTTTCGCCATTATGTATGTGCATGGATCTAAGGTTCAGGTAGATTTAATCAACATTGAGAAGGACGGCACATTCATTGTGTCTGGAAAGTCCTACGGCAGACCCAGATAATCGTTATCGTTTCGTTACCCAAATGTGCTTGACCATGTCACAGGGGCGTGAGACTCTAATTCTGTAAGCGAACGAGGGCTTCTCTTACAGGAGGTAAAAATGATTAAGTTTAACAAAATTAACGGATGGTCTTACAAGACTTCTGATGATCGTTTTATGGTTAGCAACTGTGGACCTCGTCAATGGTTCTCAGCTGAGATAGATGCAGAACTTACAGCTAAGCATGGTTTTATTGTTGTTGATGAGCACTCAAAGGTTTATCACAGCAGCTTGACATCTGCTCAAAACTGGGTACGCACATTTGATTATGCAAAGGTGTGTGCCTAATGATTAACTCAGTAGTAATTATAGGGATGATTGGATTGCTTTTGATTTCCAATGTGCTTTGGTATTCACAAGGCTTTAAGGATGGTCGCAGAGAAGGCTGGCATAAGGCTCGCAATCTAGGGCGCAGCTTGGCCGATAAATGAGAGCTAATGAAATCTTACTAACAGCCACCGACACGATTAGAGATCGTGGGCTTCAGTACGGACATCCTGCCGATAACTTAGAACACACAGCCATGTTGCTGAGTGCTTACTTAGAGATGCCTATCCATGATTATCAGGTCGCAGGCATCATGGTCTTGGTTAAACTGGCTAGGACTAATCAATCTGCCCAGCACATAGACAACTGGATTGATCTATGCAGCTATGGCGCACTAGCTGGGCAACTGGCCACAGAGGAGAACGAACTCTATGTTTAATTTAGCCGACTATGAACCAGTGGAGGTTCGACTTGAAAAGTTTATTAAGGATTACCCTTCGTTTCGCATTGCAACTGAGTTGGAAGTGGTCGAGGCTTCTCGATACATTGTTAAAGCGTACCTATACAAAGATGCTAGCGATGGCGTTGCTTGGGCGACAGGGTACGCTGAAGAGACGGTTTCTAGTCGAGGTGTCAATCAGACTTCAGCACTGGAGAATTGTGAGACTTCGGCAATCGGCAGAGCACTTGCAAATGCAGGTTATGCTCCTAAGGGAAAAAGACCTAGCCGCGAGGAGATGAGCAAAGTAGTTGCACAAAAGCCTGTCAAGCCTGCTGTTGCAGATGTGCAGGATTACTGGACTACACCTGTCAATGAATACATGAAGGTCGTAGATGCTCCAGTAACGCTAGACAAAGCTCTAGATCTTGTGCAAGACATATTAGGCACAGGTGAAGCACAAGAAGCACCACAATGCAAGCATGGACACATGAGATGGCGTGAAGGTGAGAAAAACGGCAGAGCATGGGGCGGTTATCAGTGCAATCAAATGAACGCAGGTGGAATTAAATCTGATTGTCCAGCAATTTGGTACAACATAGGCAGTGATGGTAAATGGCATCCACAGAAAGTAAAGGTGTAAAATGGGAAGCGTTGGAATTAAGATCAATGGTGAATGGCTAGACTTGATGTCAGCATTCATCGCTTGTCAGCTGTGCAATGAGCCAGTGCAAATCCGTGAATTAGCAGAAATATCATCTGACTCAGTCAATGGCATCGTTACTTGGCAATGTGCTAAATGTAAGGCCGTCAATGGATGACAAAGAGAAGCTGCTGATCTTCTTAGTATTGTTTCTGTTTATTGGTGGCATTGCAATGGGCTATATGGCTCATGGCTAGTCAAGCAAGAAAGCATAGAGGTTTCCGTACAGAGCGCGTAGTAGCTGAGTACCTATCGACTTGGTGGCATGGCGCATGTGTGGGAAGGGGTAGTGGCAAGGATATTGTCAATGTACCGTTTGATGTTGAAGTCAAAGCCCGCGCTGGATTTCAACCACTTGCATACATTAAACAATTGAAAGCTCGCACAGCCATTTCGGGGGAATTAGGCTTTGGAGTTATTAGACTCAACGGACAGGGTGAGGATGCGCGTGAATATGCCGCGATTATCCGCTTAGAGGATCTGTTGTCACTACTCATATTAAAATACGGTCACTTAGACAATCAACCCACAGAGGCAGACATCGACCGTTGCTCTGGATGTGGGTCTTATATGATCAGGAGATGCTTAACTTGCCAGCCTACGACTACCGATGCCAATCCTGCAATCTATCTCAGGAAGTCACTCATGGATTCGACAGTAGACCAATAGTGCCATGTCAACTATGCAATGCACCAATGGTTAAAGGTTTTAGTGCTACAGCTGTGCATTTTAAGGGTAAAGGGTTTTACAAGACAGATAAATAGTTATCCACAGGGTAATGAATTGGAGTCGCAATGAAGCGAAACACCGCTCTGACCAGCACTTATGTAAATGAATTTGACACCGATGGTACGCTACTTGCAGCAGAGCCGATCAACGGCTCACCGCGCGCCCCTTGGGGTGCAGCGCGTGGGGTGCTAGCAGTTGCTATTGGGATACTGCTATGCACTATGCCTAGTGCAGGAAGCTCTGACATAGCTGTAAATAAATATGTTGATTATAAGACTTATGCTTTATATCTATTAGATTTTAATATGGATGAATATAAATGCTTAGACAAGCTTTATACAAAGGAATCTAATTGGAGACCAGAGGCAGTTAATGGATCTCATTATGGAATACCACAGGGTAAGAGTGAATGGCTGAAGGATAAAGATGGTTGGACTCAGGTAGTATGGGGACTCAACTACATAGGTGCTAGGTATGGTGAGCCATGCGTTGCATTGGCGCATTGGAGTAAGTACGGATGGCATTAGATAACCTCAATAGCAGGCGTTATCGCGAGCAG